TTGTAATGGTACTTTCGTATCAAACAACTAACAACATTTCTATGTTCAAACTTTTCAACCAATCGCGTGGTTTTGAAGTTGGTCCTACCTTTCGTAAGAAAGTAGTAGAACTTTACGAACAAGACTGTTCAGACCTCAAAACTAACCTCGGACCACTAAATTTGTCTAACCATCCCACCCTCAATTCAAAATTTTTGTTTTCAGACAAAGAATTTGGTTATACTGCTGTTCTTCAACACTTCGTTGAACATAACGGCCCTGTAGAGACCCCAACAGAGACAGAAACCCCACGTGAAAATTTACCTTTAAATTTATCTCCTAAGATATCTCAAGCTCCTTCCACCGAACAAAATAGTTCTGGGCCTAGTTCAAGGTTCACTGAAGAAGAAATCCTAAAAGAATGTCAAGATTTTACTAAAGGATTAGTGATAGCAAAAGTTCCGACTACTGCTATTGCTGATTCTGAAGAAAAAGTCCCAGACTTTTCTGATTATCTGATTACTGTTCGAGACATACGTAACAAAATTACTGTTGGTATGTTATCTTTTGATATCAACTTCAAGGATCAGATGGATATGATCAGGCAACTAACATTAATGATAGATGCTAATGTTCAACAAATAGCTGACTACGGAAATTGTACCACTCCAACACCAACTCTCATCGGTTTGGATCGTGCTTCCACTCTTACAACGGGTTGTGCTGAAAAAGAAAGTATCGTTCAACGATCACTTTCCGAATTTACTTCAGCCAACTCTGGTAAACCCTTCATCATATTGCCCGCAATGTATGTTAATAAGATACAACGCGCTCAATCCCCTGTGGAATTACCTAAATATGTAAACATGCACTCAGAATTTACAAAATTCTTGTCGGCTTGCAACATTCCAAAGATTCGTGATAATTTAGCGATAACATTTCCTCTTTCTACGACGAACCCATCCACCTATACATCGTCGTACATGGTCTACATACCAAAAACCGTCACTCTTTTCGTCTACTTTAATTGGTACTTGTCGATTGTTTTAAAACAATTGTCAGGTGTCTATGTGGATCACAAAGGTGTCGTTACTGATTTGTCTCCTAATCTTCCTTCGAAGGTTTGGCAGATAAGTAAGTGTGCGTTAGCAGATCTGAAAATGGTTCATTCTACTACTTCTAAGTCAACTACACAGCCCGAGAAACCTCTTCTCGAAGTGGCTTCCAAGTCTGAGAGTGAATGTTTAAATGGCGTGACCCCGGGTACTGGGGTGGAATAGTACCAGAAACAATCAATGACGATAGTGGTCGTGTTAACCACTTTAAATATTTTAACACTGGATTATTTGATGGATATGATGTTGAACATATCTACCGAAAGAATCAAGGCGTCTTACGGAAAATAAGACGTTATTACTCTACTCAAACCGACAACCTTCCCCACCAACTTAACTACGATGATTCTTCACGTTATCTGGCAATTTTACCGTTTGCTATTTGTTTCCCACCTGTATTCTACCCTATACGTTCTTTAAAGGATAAGTACACAGATGATACTCCATTAGCTCAATTGTCTGGATTACATGATCGATACATCGCCATCCAAAACATCCAACCTCCACCTGTCACTCCCAAATTCCAAAAGGCTGCTGACTTCTTTATCAATTTTGTTGCGAGACAAATAGGACCTGTTAACCCTGTCACTTATGAAGAGACACTTGTTAACTTGAGACCTGCCCAACTCATAAAACATCTCAAAGCAGAATTGTTCACTAAGACACGCCCAATGGTGAAAACAGAACAGAATAGCGGTACCGCCCGCCTATTTTGGACATGTCCACAATTTGCACTATGTGTGCTAAGAATGTACCTCAACGCTCTTGATATGAAAATAAAAGAACAACGTAAACATGCTAATTATAATAGTTGGCTTGGAGGCTTTCTACAAGCTAATTTTTGTGGCTTAAACAATCTAGAACAAGCTGATCAAATGAAAATGTTTCATGATTTCGTGAAATTGAATGGTCTCACCGCTGGTGAGTGGGACTTTTCTCGTTGTGATGCTAGGATACCCTGTTTTGCTTATGACTTGCTGGAAACCTTATTGTTAATCCTTTTCCCACAAGATGAACAAGTAATTATTGAATTGTTTAAAACAATTAGATTTATCTCTGTCAAGGTTACACTTGATGGTAATGATTACTATCTTAATACTATGTTCTGTAATATTTCTGGTGCACGTACCACAACTATGCTTAATACTATCTTTAATTTGTTTGATCAGTTTTGGTCAGGCGTACAAAGCGGTTTAAGTTATACTGAAGCTCTTAAGAGATTAGGACCTTCAGGTGGTGACGATGCTTGTATCACATACAATACCATGATAGAACGCACAACACGGTTATGGGGATCTAAAGGAAAATATGTACCAATCTGGTCGCCAACCCTAGGCTATGATGGTGCTATAACAATGTTAGGACGATGGTATCCTTGTTTAGACCTTACTCCGATAAATGTCGCTCGCTATACTAACTTAGGTAAGTTTAACACTATCTATGCTGGTAGTTGCACCACACCGGTGTTAGCTTTAAAGAGACGTTTACAAGGCTATCAGGTCACAGACTCTACTTCACCCATATGGTCGGAATTAATTTCGGCCTTATATAAAGTCTATGATCTTGATAACATTGGTGAACCCACTAAGGACAAGGAACTGGAATTCAAGAAAAATCTTGCACAATCTCATTACCCATTTGACGATTCAATTATGTGTGACACGCGTGTTATTCGTAATTACGAATCATATTTTGGACGACCAATATCAGAGATTCAAGACCTGCGTTCCATCCTTAGCGCCGTTGCTTGTCGCGCGGATTTGTTGAAGCTTGAGCCCTTCAAAACAGATTCTCCATCCGGCCTCGTTTATGGATCCTGTAGTTTCTTCAGGGTCCCGGGACCGTAAAATAATCCATAGTATTATTTCTAAATCAACTTTACTCTAAAACTTTACTCCAACAAATTATATGGTGCATAACGCTGCCAGGATACTTGAGTCTTCATTAAGTAAGCATTCAATCACACCTAGTGGCATTAAGTACCTCAAGATGGTACTTGATCCTTTCCACGACGCCCAATTGGAAATCGTCGGAGCCCCGGATTCAGCGACCGGCTCGTCTCTTGTCCACGACTTCCGTAGAGACCAAGTGATTACTTCACCTGATCCTACAAGTCAAGAAGACTGGGACTGCCACATTGCTTTTATCCCCCTCGTCCGCTCTGCCTTTCACCATACGGTTAGAGGAGAAGATTTTGGCCAAGCTTGTAATTTGTACGGTTACCCTACATGTGAGGATGCTGAAGATTCAATATCTTTTAATCATTCTGCATTTCAATCACAACTTCCACCCGGTTGTTTTGTTGCATGTTGTGTTCCCGCAGGTACTAATACTTTCGACCCTACTATCCCTTCTGCTATCGCTAAATACTATACAATAGATTTTGGTGATACGCTACTCGCAAATGATGTTTCCTCTCGGATGATTGGAGCAGCATTTGAAGTTCACAATACATCTGCGGATGTATATAAGCAAGGATCCAGTATCTCCTACAAGCAGGAAGCCGAAGTGTCGGCGACTCAATCCTACAGATCTAAGAATCTTGAAGATGGTGTAAATGCCATTCAAAATCCATCCCAGATCTATGTCGCTACCGCTCCACCCCTTAGTTATGAAGCAGCTAAACCTCTTCAAGGTATAACTATGGAAGCTTCTGCTGGTTGTTTGATACCCTTGACTTTTGATGTTCACGAGAACCCGGCCCGTCTTCCTTCCACCTCTAATTGGATGTTACAAACATCTGATATTACAAGTGATGACGACTTTCAATATAGAAAAGTATGGGCTAATAACTCTTTATTTTATCAAGATAGCATTTACGCAAGTGATGCTTCAGGTACGTTTAAACCTGTTTACCGTGAACTCGGTGACTTGTCCCAAATCCCTAAAATAAAGACATTGCCATTCAACCAAGCCGGTTGTTACTTTTCGGGTTTGCATCATACAAACTCGCTTACATTGTCAGTTCGGTGCTTTATAGAGACTTTCCCTAAAGCCGATAACCCAGACCTGTCCCTTGTCCGTCCTTCTCCTCATTTTGATGGTCCAGCCCTCGACGCACTTAGTTACGCTTTTTCTGATCTTAATTCTGGTTACCCTGTATCAATGAATGCAGCTGGTGATTACTTTAGACTTATTGGACAGTCTATAAATAAGAAATTCGGTGATGAAATTCGTGCAGTTAAGAAATGCGCTACTGATGTTGCAAAACATACAGTTGAAAAATCGTTGGTCGGAATGACCACAGCTCTTTCCACCAAAAACAAGAAGAAAACTCGGTAACAAAGTTAACGCGAACACTGTTAACAAACGTAACACCATACCAAAATCTGTTCAACCTGGATTAGTCCAAGCAACAGCGGATCCTCTCATGGATCGTCCTTCACAAGCACTCGGTGAATTTGGATTAGCTAATTTAGTTAATCCAAAAATACCAGGTGGAAGGATTGCTGCTCTCGTCGCTTTAGACACTCAATCCTACCTGAATGAATTACCTGATGATCGTTATGATATACTACCAAAACCTTATTCCACAAAGCCTAAGAATAAAGCTAAAAAGAAATAATATTTAAATTCAATCTCATTGTCGGAGCCATCTGATGATGTTTAAAGGAATAAGATCCTACCAAGTTACTATTTTACTTGATAAATCCACCTTACTTAGGAAGTGAGGCCTACTTCTTTAGATGCTTTATACGCCTATAGTTTGTT